AGAAAAATTAATCCTGCTTTTTCAAGTCCCATCTTATATTCGATATTATCCGTTTTTAAAATGCCATCGATGATCTCGAATGTGATTATTTTTTTATGATATTCTATTTTAAATTCTCCATTGATTCGGCTTTGACTTGAATTGTCAGGATGAAGAAAATAATATTCAATATGTTCTTTCTTTACCGGTTGCAATGCCGGAGCTGGTTTCCTGATCTCCGGCTTTTGCAATTTTGCAAGGACATCAGACTTTTTTCGAGCCTGATATTCTTTATATGTCATTACATTATGCAACTCTTAGTCCTCTATTAACTGAGCAAGTTGCCTCATATGAATCTGCAAGCGCGCAATATGATTTTATCAGGAATGGAAGGAAATCATCTGTGCGTGCAAGATCCTCAATTGTAACAAGCCCGTTAAACTGGCTGCCGCCCTGGTTTGTATACGGAAGGCGTCCTATTCCCTGGAATTCGTCAAGATCCCATAAAAATACATATTCCGGAGAAACGCTTCCAGTTGCAATCAGCGGCACATCGGCCTGACAAGCTGTTGCGACTTCTGCCCCTGCGGTCAATGGATCTGATAAGAATGTCACACTTGTAACATTGCCGTTTGAGTCCGATGTCCAGGATTTTATTCCGGTTACTGTTGTTGTTGTCGAACCTGTAATAGTCCCATTTGTGTCATATGTGAATCCAGGGATAATATGTCTAAGCGTTTCTGTCACTGTTGTCCCGGATACATAAATTTTGAACCGATAGGCATCCGTTCTTGCGGCCCAGGTTAATGTTATTGTGTTTGTTGATGTCCCTGAACCTGTAGCCTGGCTAACTTCTGCCGAGCATAGATCTTCCCCGTCACGTGTCACTGCTGCAACCTGGAAATATCTTGTGGTCGATAGCGGGATTGTACCGCCTGTTGTAGCTGTTGACTGCGTTACTGTTCCAGCTGTAACTTTCGGGCGCATTGCGCCAGATACGATAATTGGAACATCACGGTATGCGTTAAGTCTCCATCCGCCAGGGATGTCAACCTGTGAAAGCGCACCGGTAAGGCCCTGATTCAAACGGACATTAGTTAAAAGTCTTGAAACTTTTGATAGCATCTGTGGACTCATCATAAATGCTTTTCTATGATTCATACCTTGCTTCTCATAGTTACTATCAAGCATGTTATCAAGGAATTCAAGAGTTGTCGGGACAGCTCCGCCTCTCGCCTGCTGGGTTCTGTTTGTTGTTATAAAAGTGTCAAGGCCTGAGAATTCATATGCATTTGCTGTGGCCCCGCCATTGCCATAAACTAAATAATTGGCTATATCATATACATGGCTTGTGAGCTGTGCTTCAATATTTGCGGCGGCTGCATCAATATTTCTTTTTGAACTATCCTGTAAAAAGTTTGTTGTTGCACCTTTACGTCTTACTACTTTTAACTGTACACTTGCGCGTGTAAATGTAGGCTGAGTTGTCGGCGTTGTTGCTGATTCACCCATTGCCCCGCCTATTCCGCCGAGAGCTGTCATTCTGTTAAATTCGTGCAAACTCTGTGCGTCATATTTAGGTGTTACCATTGCAAGTTCAGGCGATATTCTCGGAACCGCGTTTGCAATAATACTTTCAAGATGCTGCGGGACAAGCGCACCGCCTGATCCTGATGCTGATGTAAGGGCCTTTGATATTAGATTTTTATTCTCTCCGGCCCATCTATTATATTGTCTGATTAAATCCATGTTTAATCCTCTTTTTCTCTTTCTTGATTTTAAAAATTTATCTTCTTGTCATCGCTTCGAGTGCATCGCTTAAAGATTTATGCACAGACTCGTTACTGTTCCCAATCGGCCTGTTATCTTTAACAGGGAGGCCAAGCTCATGGCGGATGAAATCAATTGATTTTTTAATTTCATTCGGGTTTGAATCGATGCGACGATTTTCTTCTGATTTTTTAACTTCTGTTTTAATCTGATTTGCTATACCCAGACCCTCAAAAACATTCTCAAGTGCTTTCCTAAGTTCAGCCTGCTCTTCTTTTATCGCTTTTAACTCATTATGTTTTTCAACAGACTTTTGAACTTTTTTATTTGACATCATCTTTACAATTGATCTTGCTATTTCGTTAAGATTCTTTTCCTGTGCTTCACTCTTTTCATCAATAATTTCACCAGCGTTGTCTGTTGCGGTTACGCCTTCATCTGGAGTTGAGAGTTTTGGCTGCTCAGCTTTAGCAACTTCTCCAGTGTCATTTCCTTCTTTTTCTTCTTCAGTTTCATTCTCAGGCTCGTCCATCTCTTTCAAAAACTTCATAATCTTTTCAGCCATTTCCGAGCCACCCTCTTCCTCCCCTGGTTCTCCGGCAGTAGTTTTTCCCCCACCGCCACCGCCTAACATTTGTTTTGCCTGTTCTACAAGTGAATTGATATTCTGAAATATTGTCATTAATTCTGCATCCATAATGATGCTCCTGGTTAATTTAGTTTAAAAGTGCAATAACTGTGTCAATGTTCGCAATCATGCTCTTTATAACCGCTGTGCGGTCTGCTTTTGCAGATTTATAAATTTCACCGGTTTCTTCTTCTGGACGTGTCTCAGAATTTGCGCGGGATTTATCAAAAATTGAAGCGGAATTCATTATCAGCTCAATCATTGAGTCTGAATATTCCGCAAATAATTTTTCAAGAATGTCCTCTTTCTCAGGCATGGATTCAGATGTCATAATCTTTTCGATCTGATCTTCAAGCGCGTCCTGAAATTGGACTCTTTTCCGATAATAAGAATTCTGGATTTCTTCTGTAGCTATAATTTTTTTAAATGTTGATTCGACTTCTTTGTCAACATTCCACGGAGGTTTCTCATCAAGTGCTTTGTATATTGCCTGTGCCACACTGGTTCTATACGCTGGCCGTGGGACAAGAACACATCCGTCAAGTGTAACTTCATTTATAAGACGTTTCCCATCACTGGACATTGATAAGATCCCATCATCCGGGATATAGCCTTCAATCGAGAACCCTTTCTGTTTTGGTCGATGATATGGAGGTAAGCCATTTGTCTGCCGCCAGATTTTGTCTGCCGTTTCCAGTGTGTTTGCACCAACTCCATCAAGAGAATCGTATAACCGGAATTCGACATTCCAATCTCCCAACGGGTCGATTTCTGACTTTGTAAGAATTCCGATATCATCAGAATATGCAACGCCATGACGGTCTGCATAAAGGAGGATGTCCCCTTTGTTTGCCTGATCATGGAATGATTTTATACAGGCGTTCGTTATCCGTTCACCGTGTCCGTCAACTTTCGTCCCGGAGGCTATCCCTTTTAAATACCGGCGTTTCTGCCCGGTTGAATCCGCTTTTTCGAGTGTATGCTTGTTGTGTTCAATGTCTGCGGGATGATACAAAACCTGAATGCGCTTCTGCATTATATCCCCTCATATTTTTATATGTTTAGAGCAAAAAAACCCAATGTCAATATTGAAATTCCTTTTTAGGGATTATTATATATTCATGTTTGCATTTTGTGCATTTCAAACTTTCTTCATCCCATTCATATTTTAATTTTAACCGGCTCCCGCAATATATACAATAGTCATTTACCTTTTTTTTAATCTGCATCATTCTTTTTTACCTCTAGGACTATATTCCCGGATTCTTCCTTTCCGGGCGATGTATTGGATTGAACACTGGCAGCCTATAACCTGTTCAGGGGGCAATGATTCATCATGTGGGCAGGGGACCAGATAGACAGCCCCGGTCGTTTCATCTTTAATCATAAAATCCTGATCGAATGTAATTTCTTTGCCATGCAGTTTCCTATGATTTCGCCTCGGATGATAATTTCGCGCACCCCAGACATTCCCTCCGTGTATCCATCTCTTTATCATTATTATATCCGGGTTTGCACTTACGAAAGCCGATACATAATCCTGTTTTGTCTGGTTCACTACCCGGCGGGTTTCTGTTGTTGCTATCGCTTTTATATTTTTCGGGATTCCGATTGTCGGATCAACTTTCGTATAATTATAAAATGTAAGCCGGAGTTCTTTTCTCATGTCAAGGATTGCCTGGTCCTTTAATGTACCTGTTAGTTTCCCTCTGGTCCGTGAATATTCCGGCTTTGTTATAATTTTTTTAAGATTCCCTGAAATCCGTTCACGGAGATTATCCGTAATAACATGCCCTCGGGCCTCAGCATTATCAGCCCAAACTATATGTGGTTTTACAGTATCAAAAACTTTCGGGATATTAAATGCATGTTCTTGTACACGGATTCTTTTTTTCGTGTCAGACATATCTGGAATATTCTGGATCTGATTTATAATCTTTTGCAATCTGTCGGTAAGCATTGTATATTGAGTTGTGATAACTCTTTTATGGATATCCTCAGTATGCTTTGCGAGGATATCATTCATAAGCTTCCCCCGTTTTTTTTTTAACTCACCGTATGATTTTAATAATCGATCCTTATGAATTTTCGACATTTGTTACGGTCTCTTCTGCTTTTGATTCCACTATCGGAGCTGGTTCTGCCTCCGGGGTTATGTCTGTCTCAAGAATTGGATCTGTTCCTGATTCAGTAATTTTTTTAGGTCTACCACGTCTTTTTTTTTCCTCTTCTGGAGCTATATTTATTTCTTCTGCCGGGCTTGCTGGAATTGCACTTATTGATTTTGATATTACATCCGGGATTTTCACTTCTTGCGGAATCTCTGTATAATGATGCCCATTATCAAGATTATGATGCACAATTGTTATTTGACTCATTTTTTAAATATCTCCCTTTATTTATTGTTATATTGCAATTGGTTGCTTTATAGAATTCTGAATTTCCGACCAGGCAAGCTGTGCGCTTTGAAGCTTCCCGCCCCCACCCTTCCGGCATGATGCATATATTTTTTTAAATAAATCCTCCAATCCTTTCGGGATCTCCCCTGGGAGTTCTGATGCCATTATCTCGGCTTCATAATCGATAGCCGGGATGACCGGTCTTATCGGCTCCGGGGTTGATATTACAATTTTGGTTGTATTAAGCTCAGTCTCATCTTCTTCGTTTTTTTTTACTTTCTCGCTGCCGGATTCCATCCGCTGCAATTTCGTGTAATATTTCGGATCTTCCGCAAGATGATCCCGTGCGATTTTTTCCTGTAAGGCCGGTTCTGCTGTATGTTCCGATTCTATTTTTATTCCCTGAGCAAGCTCCGCCGGATCAACTGCAAGGATTTTCCCTTCCGATTTCCCGCCTGTTACTATATCCCGGAGGATACTATATATATGATCTTCCAGATCATGCGGACTTATCTGCAACCTTTCAGCCAGGGAATGTACTTCTCTATCATCAAGAGGACCTGGCTTTTTAAATAATTTTATAATTTCGGCTTTGATTGCCTTATCATTTGTCATATCCTTTTGGATCATTCTTTCCAATTCCGCTTTATATAATCTGAGTTTATTTTTTATTTCTGCTTTCTCTAATGATTTATTTGATAATCCAGCTTCATGCATTGCAATTGCTATAGCCTGATTCCGATCTGTTACAAGTTTCCCCGATGATGATTTCAATTTTCCTTCTTTAAATTCACGCATAACCTGGGCAACTTTATCCTGCCCACTTTTTGCTTTAAAAACTTTCTTTTTATTCATTTTTACCTCGAAATTGCTCAGATATTATGACCGGTCATAATATCTGAGCCTTTTTTCCCAAATTCCTTACTTTTGGCCAAATAATTCGTCAATTTCTGCCATGATTTTGCCAGGATTGTTTACATCGCCTTTATCTATAATCTCAAGGATGTCATCTTCAAGAGTCTTATAATATGCAATTAGATCATTTTCAAATGCTGCTTGTAATTCCATTACATCATTATCTGATATTTTCGGGAGTAATATGTCCATTTTCAAATTGGTCCAATGTAAAATATATCGGGATTTTAAGCTCTCTCGCTATTTCAATTTCTTTTTTCGTTCCCCGGCTTTCAGTCCATCCGGGGACAACGAACATAATTTCACTTACTGCCAACCATGAGATACAATAATCATAAAATTGATCGATCAAAAAATCTGTATACCAATTCTGTATGACATAATCTTTATCATGCCAAGGGCAAAAAGGAGCAAATCCCAGTTTGAATATTTCCCCCGCATAATATTCCCCACGTCCGATATTCCGTAATATACTTAAAACATTTTCCCCTGAATATGCCCCGCTAACATATACTCGCTTTCTCACTCTATACTTCGCATATTAAACGGACTTTGCTGTGAGCCGTTAGGTTCTCTGCCTGTCACCCCGGCTTGAACACTGAGCGGCTTATCATATTCATCACCTGCGAAAGGCGGTTCATTTATTTCATCCATTCTGAGTTCATTGATTGAGTACAATCCAGTATTTACTTTGCGTTGTAAAATATCCAGATCTTCAATTTCATTCTTGCCGGTATCATATTCCATCTTCCATCCAGTCCCGACACGATACGGCAAAATTTCCCGATTAAAAATCATTTCTAATATTTTAATAATCGGGCGGATTCCCCGGCTATTATATATTTCTCTCTGCGCATCGGCTGTCGAACGACCTGAAATATTATCACTGCCAGCAAGATTCATTTCCATCGATGTTGCCTGGAATACCATTCCGACCTCTTCGCGAATATCCTTCTGCCGCTGCATCTGAATTGACATTGTATTTTCACGTGACAAATCGACAACCTGTACTGCATTCCCGGAGAACGTCATAATTGCATTTTTTTTAGGGGCGTTTATTTTGGCTTCAACTCTCTGCTGTTCGTTCGGGTCCATTGGAACCGTGAATTCTTTATCAAGATTTCCGAATGGACTATTCTCGGCAATAATGACCATTTTTTCCGGCGGCTTTGTCCCATCGGCCTGATCGGCCATAAGACGATCAAAAAGTAATGTCTCGGCTATCTTGTTGACGAGAGCCTCAAGCGGAATAAACCCATATGATCTGGCTGATGTCGGAATATAATTTGCATATGCTAGTTCATCGGCAAAATAGATCATAGGCTGATCCATCCGGTTACTAACCTGGACGAATGCCTGGACGCCCCCGACATATTTTGTTTTCAGCGGCACGACAGTCCCACCAGGCAGACAATAAATATTTTCTAATTTCCCATTCAATTTTTCTTTATAGATTGCGAAATTCCCATGTATCAATAAATCAAAGATCAGTTTTTTTATAAATTCCTCATACCTGTCATTTATATTAGGCTGCATAAGCCATTCTTTTATCCATTCGGCATCATGGACCTTCTGAGTTTGAATTTTATTTTTCCATCGGAGAAGTGCTTTTTCAAAGTTGGACATATCCGGCAGGCAATCAGGAAGTGTTTCCTGCACAGTTTTTAAAATTTTACCACGCGCAACTATATATTTTAAATCAGTCTGTTTCTCAGTCTCTTTAAAAAAATCTTTATAATTTTTAAGCTGCTGCGCGATTCTATCTTCATTTGTTTTGTCGGATATAATATCAAAATCAAGTCCTGAGATAACATTCATTCTATTCGTGACTACTGCATTCACGGGAGAACACAACCGGAATATCTGAATCCGCTCATCCCAGTTTAAATAAAAAATTGACTGCTCATATGAGCCGGTCATATTCTCCCCGGTTTCGGTCGTCCCGGTTATGTTCATCAACTGCGATATGGTATAAACATTCAGCCCACGGCGGGCTGTCTGGTTCCCGGTCTGGTTCGGGATAGGGTTTAGCGTGAGGTCAACGTCGGCAATAGTTTTCATAACCTCGTTTTTTTGCATAGGTTTGCCCCTGGGGGTTTTGTTAAAAGTAGTATGTCTTTATAAATATTAAAATTTAATTATATGTCAATATTGATTTTCCTTTATATATAAAAGCCATGGACTATTCCGAATAAACCATCGATCCGATCTTGCCGGATCATTCCATATTTATCACATATCCGGCTCATCCTCCCGGATGGTGTCGGTACAAAAATATGAAACCCTTCCGAACGGATTTTATTAAAAAGATTTAAGAGGTTATGCTTTCCGGGATAAAAACTTATGATAATACTAATTATTATTTCATCTTTTTTTTGCCATAAATATCCATCAAAATTTTCACTTGTGAAATCAAGTTCTTTCCCACGCTCTGAATCTAATTTAATAATAGATTCATCCATTATTCTTATCCTTTAAATTTTTCTTTTCTCCTTTTAATATCCATATTGCGACCCGTAAGCGATTTAAAAATCTTTCTCGCTTAGTATCCTGAATAAATTGGAAAATAATATCATTCCTGGCTTTTATAAGTTCATTTGAGATTATTTTTTTATATTGCTTTATTCTTTTCTCGGACAAAAGGGCCTCCGGTCCTGGTATTTGTTGTATTTTTTTCTATATTCAGTATTTTATTCATTTTATAAGGACAAGATGAAATCTTTTCATCAAGACAATCCGGATGCACAGCGATTTGATATCTACTGCAATAATATCCGATATTGGTTGAATCCGTTCGTGATTGAGAGATCTCAATCATACGACAATTTTCATGTAATTTATTTATTTCCATTTTCTTTTTCAATATATCATTCCGATAAATTTATAAATTGCCATACTGGCAAATTGATTTTTGATGCTTCTGTTTTTATCTCTGGCGTTAAAGCTTTATTGCATAAATAGTTGCAATCGTAATTCCCATAAAATGGACAGAAAGTTTTATTTCTATATCCTATCATCTTTTTAATCTCCATTTTATTTCAGATCCGCATTTCGGACAATAACGGAATTTATCGAATAAGAAATAATGCAAATTTTCATATCCACATCGCGAACATTTATAAAGATCTTCATCATTTCCAATAGATTCAACAAACATTTCAGGCGTAATTTCAATTTCCATTTATTTTAAAATCCTTAATAAAAAGATTCAATTCCACCATGGATAGATATTGCTATTTTGAAATGATTCCCGCAAAAAGCACATTTAATAATTGCAATGCCGACTTTACTTTTATTTATTTTTTTATAATAAATTTCATCTCTGTCCCTGTATCGTTCTCCGCAATGAGGACATCCGAAATCAATTCCGCCTAATTCAACTTTCATTTCTTTAATTTTTATATTACGCTTATGTGTTTTGTTATTTTTCATTATTGATATCCTCAATAATCCTGATACTTTTAATTATTCGTTCACATTCTTTTGTTATTCTGCTAAATTTTTTGTTTGTTTTTGCGTTACATTGTAAAGCATGATATCGCCCGCATTGATGATATTCTATTTTCTTTGGATGCCATAATTCCCATTCGCCTGTTTCGTCCTGAATAATCCGATATGGTTCTTCAATCATATTTATATCCCATGTTTATTTTTATGCAATTCATCATAAAATAGTTGCGCGTGTTTTTTTATTTTTGCACTTACATGATATTTAACCCAGGAATCTATATATAATTTTAAAAAATATCCAGTTGAAGGGTATCGGATGCATATTCTTTTTATTGGCATAAAAGCCAGCCGATAGATAAACCAGTCATATTTGATCAATAATTTTTCTTTTAATTTTTCTATTTTCATATTCATCCTATATCGCCGCCAGGTATAACCGTCGGGCTAGCAGCATATAATTCATTGCATGGGAATAATGGTCTGGGACATTCCCATGAACCCAGTCATAACGATCTCTTTCTTTGTCATATATCCGGACGGATGCCATCATGTGAGAATAAAAATTTTCTATTGATGCCGCGTTTTTAGGCAGTAAAATCTGTTTAGTGATGAAGGCTTCTTTTATCCCGTCAAGTGTTGTAGTACGATTTGCATTTATAATCTGTCTCCCGACATCAAAAGTAATATCCCCTTTAGCATCGGTATAATAACACATAAATCCAATTTTATGACTATTGATGAGACGCTTTGAAATCCTTGTCTCCGGCATTGCATCTATTACAAATATCCGGACATTATACCGCCTTAGAATATCAAGAACATCTTCGGGATTCCTTACTTCTCCAATAAATAAAATCTTTAATTTTGATTCGGCTATTAATTCGGCAAGTACGATATGAAAATCATTGCCAACATCGATACCACAAGCGCACATCCCAGTACAAAAATCAGGCAGAATATAATCACTAATGCACGAATCCAGGAGGTTTTCATCTATTTTCGCCCCTTTCGCTATATATGGGAGTCCAAGATCCGAATTATAAAATCTCTGCATCTCGGAATCGTTTGCAAGACCACGATTAAAATTCTGAATAAGCTGATCAAGTGTCGATGTCGGAGAAATTTCTTTCCCCATCCGATACCCTGATATCGGATTCCGCGGGAATTCAGCTACCCATTCCCCGGCAGAAAACCGGTCAAAATATTTCCCGCATTTATTACATACACATCTGAGAGGATTCCCGCAATTTGCTGTCCAGTCCTGATCCAGGATATATATAGTCTCCCCTTCCTGCCGGATCACATGTTTAAAAAAATCAAATACTATATCTTCCCCGCAATGTTCACATTTTATATGCCATGTTTTCTGATTTGACAACTCATATTCTTCTGTTATTCCAAAATTCGGAATTGTCGGATTCCCTGCTTGTATTTCCTCCGGATGATCTGATGCCCCTAGCCGTTCTTTCGCCATTAAAAGATTTTCCTGATTGCAGGAATTGCGCTCATCTATTATCAACATATCTGCCGGGGTCGAAATAAACGCAACCGGGGTATTGCTCCCGACGAAAGTAATTGATCCGGTTAAAATATGTTTCAAACTTGAACTTTCTGATTGTTTATCAATCCCGGACTTTATCGTCGATTGATAAAAAGGCGTATACATAATTGACCGGTCGATCCTATCCTTTACAAACCGGTTTTTTATTTCCCATGTCGGAAGGACATAAAAAACCGCCCGCCCGGTCATAGCTTTATATATTGATTTCTGAACCAGCCATTCTGTAATCCGGAGTTGAGTCCCTTTCTGAATTACAATTTTTTCTGCTTTATCGGCATAGATGCCTTTTAAATAATTCAGATTATTAAATGTGATAGAATTATTTTTATGCGTACGATGATGACCAAGAGCAAGAATAATTTCAGGATAATTTCTTTTTAATACCTGGATATATTTATCTGGTCTTTTCATCCCATAAGTCCCATTTCCTGCAATATACGTTTTTCCGCCATTCCATTTATCGGAATGTTTAAATTTATATTTTCATTTGAAATATTCCCGGAAAGTTCAACGGATTCTTTTGCTTTTCCATGTACACGGTCATAAATCATCTTTAACGCCTGATCATTCCCAGTCTCAAATGCTTCAAGAATAAAATTAAATCTATATGACTGGGCATTCTTTTTTATTTTCCCACCTTCTGAAGGGGTCATTAGTTCGATCTGACATAAATCTTTTGCCATCCCCTCACGGCTGGAGTTAATCATATTTTTTATTTCTTCCGAGGTTGCTTCTCGCCCCCCGAGTTTATTCCCTTTAGGAAATTTATATTTCGGATGTTTATTTGCCATTGTGATTTCTTTGTGATTTACACATATCCTTTATAATATTTTTTGAATATCTATTGTGAAAAGAACCCATAAGTCCCATGTCGCCACTATAATTATTAAATAATATAAATTGATAATAACTCCGGTCCATAAAAATAGTTTTTCTTTTCTGTAATAATAATTGATGTATGATATTATATTCAATGCCACTGTCATACATATGATAAATAAATATAATATAAATTTTATCTCAATTATAAGTTTTCCCATTACTTTACTTTAATTTATTATTATGTAAATCATCATGGCTCCATAAGCCAAAAATAACATTGCTGAAATTAACATTATTTTTATCCTTTATTTTAACACTTAGTGAATTATATTTATTCATCAAATCTTTGAATTCTTTTATAAATCTTCCGCCCTCAATATTTTTTTTCTTTTTATTTTATTTTTAATGTACTTTTCTCTGTCGATTCATTGCTCATTATGTCATTTACTATTTTACCGATATTCATATCAATCGTTTCAAGTTTCCCAAGCGATGACGAAACATTACTGATTATTTCTTCACCTTCAGCTTTATTCTGCCCGGTTATAATTGATAATTCTTTCGCTCTGGAACGAACCTCATAATATAATTTTACAAGTTTCGTTTTCATTGCAAGCGCATCATCGACAATTTTATTAAGCCTAGCCAACTCAGCTTTCCATGATGATTCTTTAATGTGGAATTCAAGATTTAATGCTTCCAGTTTATCATCCTCTTCCTTGTCACGTTTCGTATTTATTGTACGCTCCATATCAGCAAGTCGTTTCCCTATATATGGTTCAACAAGATCCACATGAATAAATTTTATTGAATGCTCTTTATGAATATACCATTCAATTGCTTCATTAAGCCATTTTTTAAATAAATGATGAGAATGTGCATAAAAAACCCATCCGGCAGCGAATAAAGCTAAAAAGAAATATATTACATATAATAATGAATCGAAATCATATCCTTTCATTTCCTGCCCCCACGTATAATATGTGGATGTTCAAATTTATATCGTGAGGCAATTGTGATCATACTGGCCAAAGTTGATTTTATCCCCCGGCATCTGCATATATGTTCAACATCCCCCCAGGAAGAAGATTCATAAACAGCTTCTCGTAATATTTTTAATCGTTCATCTATCCAATAATAATTCCCAGATTTTTTAGGCATTTTTGTCCTCTTTCCTCTGATAAAATTTATTATTATATCGATTATATTTTTTATGTATTACATATCCATGAATTAGCGGTTCAAATTTATGATGAATTGTTTTCTTTTTTATATAATATCCATCAATTTTAGAAAATCCCATTATAGGATAAAAAATATCTCTGAGTTTTTCTTCAAGTTCCCGTGTCATTTGTCCCATCTTAATCTGTTTTTTTTAAAATTCAAAGTTTTTGAAATAGGAATCTCAGTATTCCCGGCTTCATAAGCCCGCGCTCTAAATTCAATTTCTGTTGAATGCGGGATTGCGCGCGTAAGATGACAATCGGAATTTATAAACATAATATTAAAATCCTGATCGATTAAATCCCCATAAATCCGCCGGTTCTGTTTTGTATTTGGGAAAAGATGATGATGATGATCCGCAAATTTCTTGCAATTAAAACAGTCTATAAAATTTTCACATTCACATTTGATATTTTTTGAATTCAATTTTGTATCAATTTTTTTCATATCTCTTTCACCAGGATTTTAAATTTATCATACATAAGTTTTTGTTTGATTTTAAATACCTGATATGCAGATCCTTTTTTTAATCCTTTCACATCTTCAATATATTCCAGCCCTTTTGATCCATCTGACAGTTTCCAAATATATCTGAAATCCGCGATATATCGGACAGCTTTGTAATATTTATTCTCCGGAATAAGTTCAAATTCTATCTGCCTTTCAAGAGCTTCTATTATCCCTTTCGATTCCCGATCTTTCAGAAACAGAAATCGTTCAAGTTCTTTCTTGCTGTCAAAGATCATTCCCCGGAATTCTATTTTTTTAGCATTAAATTTATTTTTCTTTTCTCTCATATAAATTCTAAAGAATAATCCTCAAGATCTTTGACTGTTGTATTTAACATCACTGCAAAAATATTTATTATCTTATCATAAAGAATATGGAATTCAGCCTGATCCATATTTTCAAATTTTATAGATTGCGGGATAAAAACGACCTCCCCATCAAGTCTTATCTGTTCATCAACATATCCAGCTTGCATCTCGGCCGCTTTTATTAAACTATATGGGGCTTTGTTATGCCAGACTGAATTCTCAGGCATATTTGCAATTACACATTTTGCCACTGCAAAAAGTTTTTTATGATGTAAAATATTCCGGGGCTTTTTAATATCTATAAAATACACAACATTATTAAAAAGTTTTTCAAAATCATTCATATCAGATTTATAATATGGGAATAAACCCTGATTATGTTTAATCATTGCTAATCTCATAATATATCCTCAATAACATCTTCAATATGAGTTGTTTCTTCCCGCCGTTCCTCTGCCGGGATATGTTTAATTGCTATTACAGGGATTAAAAGATCGTTCAAATTTGCTGCTGATGATAATTCTCTATTCCCATTCTGTACAATTCGACGCCTTGCCTCATCTCTAAAATCAGGGATGACATCAAGCAAACGCTCCCATATTACAATAAAAGAAATTTCCCATCCTGCAAGAGTTTCATGCCGTGATTGTTTTAAACGGATGTTCTGGCAATTTTTGATAATCATCTCTATCGGCCAGTCTTTTGCACGCCAGAGCTGCTGCAATGGAGATTCCGGATGTAATCCTTCATGTCCTGACGGGAAATATTTTATTATAGAATTATTTTCATTATATATTTGAACTATCTGACCGAATGTCGGGATTTGATGCGATCTGTTATATTTTATCCGGACAGTATTGTATAAATTTTCGATTCCTATTTCTGATAAATTATTATTATTTATAAATTTCTCAAGATCTTTTAAATCATATGGACTGAATTCCCCATGATAACTGGCTTCGATTGCATCAATAAATTCCTGAAATATCATAATGCGCGGGCCTCCCTGATCCGTTCATCAATGGATCTTGTTTGCCGGTCCGGAACAAGATCATTCCATTTTGATAGCATATCCCCAGGAGTTAATTTATAATATACATTTGTTTGATTTTTTATTTTTTGTAGTAATATCTCAAATTTGCTTTGAAGGATTTCTTTTGATTGGCCGGATTTTTTAATAAGTTCTTTAACTTGCGATCCTTCTTTTCCTGTAATCACAAGTTTTTGATTGTATAAAATCTGATATTCTTTATAGAAAAGGTCTATTAACCATTTATATAGCGGATTCTCCGTAATCTTTTCTTTATTCTTATTATTTGTATTATTAATTAATATATTATTATCTTTGACACTTATGTCAATAGGGGTCGTGACATTTCCCGAATGGGTTCGTGACATTTCCCGAATACCTATGTGACTAACCCGGAGGATTCTCCGCACAATCTGGCATCCTTTCCGTTCATATACGGCGGCGAGATATTCTTTTTGTACTAATTGATTTATTATTTCACTGCATCTGTGAGGGCTTAATTTAAAAAATTCAGAGAAATATTTATTACCGGCGAAACATCCATCTGCATTATCCAGGCTATTTATTTCTGTTAAAAAGAGCTTTTCCATCCACGTTAATTGATGTTCCAGCCAAATTTCTTTTGGAATCCAGACCCCTTTAAAATCCCGATCCATTTTTATTTTTTCCCTTAATTTATATTTATTTTAAGGAAAACACTTTATTGCAGGTTTTATTTATATTTTATAACACAAAAAAAAGAATAGCAGAATCTCTAATATTATTATTGCACATATCAATGGTAAAGATGGAAACCGGGAATCATATTTTTTTATATCCCGGTTTATTTTATCCAAAATTTCTTTTTCTTTTTTATCCACGCATCCTCCCCAAATGCTTTTTTTATATATTCTAATCTTCTAAAGATTAAAACGGGATATCATCATCAAAAAGATTTTTGTCATTTCCCGGAGATATAGAACTCTTATCAGAATCATTCAGATCCTGGGGTTTTATTGTATCCAGAAATTGGAAATTGTCAATATTGATTTCAATTTTGCTTTGTGCTTTGCCGTCTTTATCTTCCCATCGCCGTTGTTTCAAACGGCCTTCAACTCCAAGGCGACGTCCTTTTTTAAGATATTTCGCAATAATCTCCGCCTGGTTCCCCCAGGCGACACAATCAAAATATGAAACATCCTCTTTCTTTTCTTTATTTGTCCGGTTGTTCGCAATTGTGAATGCCACAACTGCGCTGCCAGTTTTTATATATTTCAGATCAATATCCCGGACAAGACGTCCAATAATATTTACATGGTTCAAATCATTATTCATTGTTCCAAATCCTCCAAATCGGATAATTCATATGTATCACAATTTAACATAAAAGATTTTTTCCGGCCTTTACACGTCGAACAGTATTTAGAATCCGGTTTCTTTTTGCTATCGGTCTCATATAATATTTTACATTTGCACCCTGGGCAAATGTACTCAAAAATCATATCCTACAACTTCTATTCGCTTCGGAGCCATCTGTTCGACCTTTTCATCTGTTAGAAGTCCATGTAATTCAGCCCCGCTTGACAGATAATTTCTCACTTTTTCAAGCGATTCCGCCGATAGATTCGGGACCAACCGGATAACCGGATATACAGATTTACTTTCCGGTTTTTGGCTTTTGACTTTTTCAATCGATAAATCAAACGGGATATTAATTACAGTCCCTGCAATCTGTTTGACTTTATCAAATATTGATACAATCCCAGGGATACTGGATGCTTCCCCCTTTGTTGTCAATTGCCAAACTCCAAAGACCCCCCGGATTTTAGGGATTAAAAACCGCAATGTTAAAACAGTATCCCAGTCGTTCCCGGTTCTCATCCTGCATTCATCCATGAGTTTTGGACGCTCCTGGATAGAAATTTCTTTGTATTTTTTTTCTTTTGTCGCCCATACAAAAAAATCTTGCCCGTCACCATACGCGAAAAGTCTCCCTCCCGCCCCGGCGTCATCTGTTTTTGTCCTTATTTCAAGCCGTTCATTGCATACTTCATCAACTGAATTCGATAAAAATATGATTTCAATATTTTTCGGAGTATCCCCGAATTCTTTTTCAAACATCGGAGTATAAACTCCGCTTGAAATAAAATGATCCAGGGACATCGGAAGTCCCTGATCGTTCTTTTTCCCGCATTTTACTTTTCCAATTATAGGGATTCGCGCTATTTGCACACTTCGTTCAATCCTGCCTTTCATTAAAACGGAACCTCATTTGATTTTAAAAATTCTAACGGATTTACAGATTCAAACACATCGGAAAAATCTGCGTCAATGCTGAGGATTTTATCCATCGCAAAGTCAGTCTTTATTTCGATTGTAACATTTTTCGGATTTGCATGGAATAACTTTACCCAGTACCCCCATTTATATGCTTCATCGGATTCAGTTTGATCCTTGAATTTATAGGGAGTCACTCTGTCAGATATTGGGATTCTAAAATCATGGCATCCCAGGTTATATACACGCTCAATTTTTAAATCCGGATATTCGGCATCCCATAACGGGCGATATGCATGAAGTTGAATTTCATGGTCTCCATAAAATCCATTTTGTCCGGATTTCAAATCGACCATTGCAATTATTTCTTGCCCGGTTATTTCTTTTAATAGTTTCTTTTTTCTTTTCTTCCCTTCATTTGCTTTTAGAATCTTTTCATTTTCTTTTTTTATTTTTTCATTTTCTTTAATTTCTTCTTTTGAAAGAGGCAAAGTAATTTTGCATATTAAATCAATAGTCCCGGCATATTTTGCATCTGGGTCCATAACTGGATATTCTATAGCAATAGGTTTTACTTTATAATCCTGCGCCCA